AAAGTCTGGGCAAACTTCAAAAGCTAAAAAAGGCACGCCAATCAAAGCTAAGTCAGTTCGTGGAATAACTGCACCAATTGAGCCTCCAACTAAACTGTCAGCAAGTCCTTTAGAAATGATTACATATATTAATAAAGAATTGCCCGTAGAATTAGATAAATTAATGGTAGCTCCTAGACTTGAAACACGCACAGGAAGATTTGCTCAAAGTGTTCAAGTTAGAAATATTACACAAACCAAACAAGGATTTCCGAGCATAGATTATACTTATCAGCGAGATCCTTACCAAGTATTTGAGATGGGCATAGGAAGATTTCCCTGGGCTACTCGAGAGCGTGATCCTCGCCCACTAATTGATCGAGCTATACGTAATATTGCAGCAGAAATGCTAAAGGCTCGAATTTATACTCGGAGAATATAACTATGTCAGTCTCAAGAATATATACTACACGACGACTGGCTATAGTAGAAGCGATTGTAGAAGTATTAAAAACTATAAATGGTACAGGAACTTTTGTTAGTGATGTATCGCAAAATGTTCATCCACGATTAAAGTATTGGGATGAAATTGAAGAATTTCCAAGTTTATGTGTAAACGCAGGATTAGAAAATCGCACGTATCAAGGCGGTGGCTATAAAGATAGATTTTTAAGCATCAAAATCACTTGCTATGTAAACGAAGAAGATCCTGTAGAAGCACTAGAGGCTCTAATGGAAGACGTTGAAACGTCCTTGGAAAATAATAGTAGACTGAAGTATACCACTCGCTCAGGGCAGGAAGGGTATACTCAGGCAATAACAATATTAAGCCTAGATACCGATGAAGGAGTAATGGCTCCTTTAGGAATCGGCGAAATATTGTGCGAGGTTCGATATTAATTTTGAGCTTGCTTCAAGCTCAATGCTGAGAAATCAGTTTCGGAGACCAAAATGGCTGAAACATTACAACTTAGTAGAAATGCTAAAGTATATATTCGAGATTTCGACTCAACTTTGACCGGCAGTAATAACTCTAATACTTGGTGGGATATTCCAGTATTAGATGGCTATGCATTTAGTCAAGCAACAGAAAGTGTTGAAGTTACTCTTACAGAAGCCGCAGACTCGAATAATAGATCAAGAAGAGGCAAATTAGCCTTTAATACTGCGCTCGCACCAGTAGAGTGGAGCTTAACAACTTATGTTCGTCCTTTTAAGTCCGCGGGAGGAAGAACTACATCAGTTGGTGGGTACGTAGATAATGCCGTTGGGTATGTTCATGCCGTAGAAGAGCCTTTATGGGCTTATATGGTAATGGGAGCTGGCGAAACTTTTGCCGCTAACGTAGGAACAGCTAGAGCTGCTGGAAATAACTGGGGCTCTACTTCAACTGGAGTATACTCAACTACTTCAAACTTAACTATTGATTTTGCAAAATCAAACAAAACTGCATTGCGCACCTTTGAAATGTATTTTGCAATGAGTTCCACAGGTAACACTTCAGCTCCTGAAACCGTTTACAAGTTAACTGATGCAGTCGTTAATGCTGTTACAATTGATTTTGATATTGAAGGAATTGCTCAATTGCAATGGTCTGGCTTTGCAAAAAATATTTCGCATTCTAACACTTTCCCTGCAGTGCTAACAACTGCAAATAGTGTAAATGAAGCAATTAACTCAACTAATTCATTTATTCGAAATCGTTTAACCACTGCAAACGTAAGTACTACTATGGCAGAGTTCGGGGCCGTAGGAGGCAATCCTAAATACTACAATATAGTTCTTACGGGGGGTTCGATCACTGTTGAAAACAATATTACATATTTAACTCCAGAAGAACTTGCAAAAGTTAACATTCCTTTAGGACATGTAACTGGAACTCGTAGTGTTTCTGGAACTTTTACTGCTTACTTGGACGATGATACTTCGGCAAATAGTTCAGGTGCGCTATTCCGTAACATGGTTGCGAATACTACCAAAGATCGAAATGAGTTCCCGTTAGTGTTCTCTATTGGCGGAGCAAGCAGCCCGAAAGTAGAATTTAATATTCCAGACGCTCACTTAGAAATTCCAACTCATTCAATTGAAGATGTAATTTCTGTAGAAGTAAACTTTATGGGTCTACCGTCAGATATTACAAATACAAATGAGATGACGGTTAAATACTACGGACTGACACCTGCATAAAAAAAGTAGTTGACTTTTAAGTAGTAGTAATCTATAATAGGTTACAAAGTAGGGGAGTATATACTCCCCTACGTTTATAAGTATAATAATTGGAAAAGATATTATGGCAGATTCAATTTCTCTTTCTACTCTACTGACTCCAAGCAAAGTAGTCAGTTTTGAGTACCCAGGATTTCCTGGTTTTATGGTAGACTTGTGCTTTTTGTCACGGGAAGAAATGTTAAAACTTCGTAAGCGTTGTGTTACTACAAAGTTTAATCGACGCACTAGACAACCCGAAGAAGAGCTAGATGAAGATAGGTTCGCAGCTGAGTATACGGAAGCTGTAGTAAAAGGCTGGAAAGGTTTAAAAGTATCTTACTTAGAAGAGCTTCTGTTAGTGGATACATCAACACTTCCGGCAGATATGAAAGAACTTGTTTATACTAGCGATAATGCTGCAACACTTATGAAAAATAGCCCAGATTTTGATACTTGGGTAGTAGATACTGTAGGTGACTTAGCAAATTTTTCGAAGAACAAGTCGAAGAAGTAAGTAAACTAATTCGACGCCGTATAAAACAAGAAGGCGATATATCAGTTGAAAAATACTTAGCTATTTGCGAACAGCTAGGTCGTCTGCCTGATCCTGAAAAAATGCCACTGACCGATGCCGATTTTCCGGTAGAGGCTCAAGTGGCATTTTTTATTTATAGCTATTTACCAGATAAGTGGGACGGGGCTAGCGGAACTTATATGGGCAAAGATTGGTCCTCTTTGCAAATAATTTTTAATTTATTTCAGGTTGAAGACCAAGCATTTATTTTTCAACTATTAAAAATAATTGAATCAGTTACGGTTGACGTTACAAATGATAAAATTTCTCAAAAGCGAAAAGCTTCTGAGAGAGCAGCGAAAGCTAGATCTTAACCCCCATGGCAAGAAATACTATTTATATTGATCTTGTAGTAGACGATAATGGCACCACTCGCAGAGTTGCTGTTAATTCCGATAGACTTTCCGAGTCCTTAGCGCGGACTTCTATTGGAGCTGCTCAAGCCGATAGAAATATAAAAGGAGCTGCACAGGCTTCTTCTAACGCTACAAAAAACTTTTCCAAAATGTCTCAAGGGATGGGCGGTCTGGTTTCAGTCTATGCCACTTTGGCTGCACAAGTATTTGCACTTTCGGCAGCGTATCAATTTTTACTTCGAGCCGCAGACTTTCGTATTTTATTGGAAGGTCAAAAGGCACTCACTCAAGCTACTGGCACTGGGTATGCGTCAATTACAAAATCAATTCAAGCCGCAACGGGTGCTCAGCTAAGCTATACTCAAGCAGCTCAAGCTGCCGCAATTGGTACTGCGTCAGGTCTTGGTGCGGGAATGCTTCAAGACATTGCAAAATATTCTGCCACAATTTCGGCAGTATTAGGAAGAGATCTAGAAGACACATTCAATCGACTCGTTCGTGGTATAACAAAAGCAGAGCCAGAATTATTAGATGAACTTGGTATTGTATTAAGACTTGCAGATGCAAGTTCCGAATATGCTCGAACTTTAGGAAAAACCGCAAGCGAATTAACCGCATACGAACGTACTCAAGGTGTTGCTCTTTTTACCTTACGACAAGCTGAAGAAAAGTACGGAGATTTAGGTGACGCAACAGTAAATACTCAAAATGAAATTCGTAAGTTAGGAGTAGCGTTTTCCGAAGTAGCAAATACCATTTTACCTGTAGTCTCTTCTATAGCTGAAGGAATTGCGAAAGCAATTTCCGGCAGCCCCAGCTCTGCTATTTTAGCGTTTGGAGGATTAGTCGCATCTGTTATAGGTCAAACTTTGCCAAGCACAGATGAAATACGAAAGCGTGGCGAAGAAAATATTACAGCTCTTTCAGAAAAAATTGCTGATTTAAAAATACGTTCAGATGAGTATGCACGTTCACAAGATTTTTTAACTTCAAAATTAGCTGCTCCTATTGCAAAACTTCGAGAGTTTAGAACTGGATTGACCGATTTATTTACAGCAGGAGGTCTTCAGCAACCTAAATTTTTAGAAGATATTGCACGGTTAACAGCGGGGCCTATAGATCTTTCAAGTGTTCGTGGTCAATTACAAAACTTAGAACTTGAAAGAATGGGTAGAGCACAGGGTCTATTTGGAGTTGATTTTGGAGCACTGACAGATCAACAATTAGATCAAGCAAGAGATGCTTTAAATGAACTAGTTACTCAAGGGCAAGTTACAACTTCTAGAATTAATGAATCTTTTTTTCGTTCTTCTATTTTTGTTGGAGAAAGATTTAACTATATTCGATTACGATGGGCTCAAGCTGCAAAAGGAATTCAAACTATTGCTGTTTTTACAGGACAAGTAATAACGGGTGCATTTAAATTTTTAGCAATTATTGGAACTTTAGTAACAGTAGGCCAACTTTTAAACTCTATCTTCTCGACAATAGAAGAAAAAACAAAAATAAATCCAGAAGATAATTTTATTGTAAAAGTATTTAAATCAGCCTTAATGGCTTTAACTTCTTTATGGTCTCTAGGAAAAAGATTTTTTTCTTGGATGAATGATACATTTTTAGGTGGCTCTCAAGCAGAAGAACAAAAACTGTCGGATAGAATTGTAGGAACTGGAGAAGATATTGAAGTTGCTAAAAAACGAGTCGATGAGCTTGAAAGTTTACAAAAAAGAGTATCAAAAATTTTAGCCAAACCAGAATTTTCAAAGTCTGTTCCTATTTTAGGAAATGTTGCTAGTAATCTTCCATTAGCGGATTTGGAGGACTATATAACACAGCTACAAAATATTATTCCAGAACTTCAAAGACAATTTGAGGAAGAAAATAAAATTGCTGACGCTCGTAAAGCTCTTAGCTTTGAAGCTTTAAAAAGTGCTAATAGACAAAAAGAGATAGAAAAAACTTTATCAGAAGCAAGAAATGCAGGAATTGAAGGTACTTCAGATCGTATATTAAAATTACAGAAAGAGTCCAGAGATCTCGCGGATACTATTAAAAGAAACGAGGCAGCTATTAAAGCCCTTAATGAAGAAGCTCCGGATCTAAGACCAGCAGGAGAAGGCCCCGGTATTCCTGCCAGTTTGCAAAAACAAACAAAAATTATTGCTACACAATCCTTAGCGTATGCAAAATTAATTCCTACACTATCGAAATATGTGAGCATACTCGATAAAGCTAGTAAAGGACAAAAAGTTAATGCAAACGAAGTTTTACAGGCAATTAAAGCTGTAGACAGTAATGCGCTTGCGTTTAGTCAAGCCGCTGCTTCTTTAAAGCAGTACGAAGAAGGATACAAGACACTACAAAAAGAAATAATAGATTCTGCTGCTTTAACAGGAGCAGAAAAGCTTTTTTCAAACGTAGCGGGGTTAGTAATAAATTTAGCAGACGCATTTAAATTTGCAAGTCAAACAGGACAAGATTTGGGAGTAGACTCTAGTAACCTTAAAGCAGAGCTTGCTGATCTTACAAAAATTGCTGCAGAGTTAGAAAACCAGTTAAACACTGCTTTTCGAGTTAAAAATTTAGAAGTTCAACTATCAGGATTAAGCAGACAAATTGATGTATTTAGAGACACACAGGTAGGTGTAGAGTTAATCAATCAACAAGCACTCAAAGAAAATGAACTAGAAATTGCAAAAATAGACGAGCAATTATCTTTGTTAGGCTCTAAGAAAACTTTGTTTGACTTTTTTAATAGTAAAAGTCCTGAAATTCAAAAGTTCATAAAAGCTGCTTCCACCACAGTAGAAGGTACTGCTTTGGCTGCTGCAGGTGTATCTACAGCAAAAAGTATTTCTACTTCTTTTGACGAAGGCTCAAGTGCTGTAAAAACTGCAATAAAAGATGGTGCAGATTATCATGCTAATAGAATGAGAGAAGCTCTGGGCATGGAAGACTTACCCTCACGGACCCCCTCAAGAGCTGGTGCTCCTCCAGCCGCAACTACAACTGAAAATACAACTGAAAATACAACTTCATCTACAGTCGTTTCTTCAAAGGAGCTAGACACTCTTAAAGCTTCACAAGCTTCAATTCAAGAAAATGCTATGTTGAGAGAAGTAGCACTTCTTAAAGAACAAAAAATTTATGCACAAATTTTGGGTGGAGTTCAAGCTTCAAATAAAGCTCAACAGACAGGTATTCAATACTTAGATCAAGAAGAAAAAATAAATCTTGAAATTGCACAACTAAAAAATAGTATTGCCGGTATTGAAGGTACTGCATTAGATCAACTTTTTCTACAAATACAGGGTAGTAATAATTTATTAAAATCCCAAGAAAAATTAAATACAGCAAAAGATGAAGCAGGTAAAGTAGAGATAAAAGCTTTAGAAGAAGCATTAACAAAATATATTGAAATAGCAAATCAAGATGGAAAAATTATTGAATCTGAACAAACTTTAATTGATAGGCTTAGAGCTGGTTTAGCAGAAAGAACTCGAATAAATGATCGTCAAAGAGAATTAAATGATCTACAATATGATTATAACGCAGCTCTAGAAAAGCAAAAACTTTTAGAAGCAAGAAATAATTTTATAGAAGAAAGGTATAAGTTAATACAAAACAGTTTAGATATTGAAAAACAACTTGTAAGTTTAGCAAATCCTTTTTTACAAGACGAGTTAAGCGCTCGTATTGAAATTCGTTCAACTCAAGAAAAAATTAATGAATTACAAGAAAAGCTAATTGGAACACAAGGAACTCGTAGGCAAGAACTTTTAAATACAATTGAAAGTGAAAAAGCTCGTCTTTATGTGCTTCAACAACAAACGAGCGAAGTATTTAAAATGGGGCAAGCTCTTAAAAGTACATTCTCTGAAGGATTAAAAACAGAAATTGCAAACTTTTTAAAAGGGGGACAATTAGACGTTGAACAAAGCTTTTTAAATATATTAAAGTCGGTAGGAGAAGCGGCTGCGGACCAACTTGCTGATATTACTACAAAAAATATTTTATCAGTTATGGGATTAGGCGAAAAAGACGAAGCTGAAATTATGCGTTCTGCTATAGTTGAAGCTTCTATAGAAGGATCTTCTTATTTCGCTCAAGCCATAGCAGGTGCAAGTAGTGGAGTAGCTCCTTTAAGCCAACAAGGGTCGGGGCCAGGTGCACCTAGTGAAACTCCTACCGTAGGTTTCGGTGAACGAATGAAAGGTCTAGCAGGAGATGTCAAAGAGTATGGGCAAAATATAGTAAAAACTTTTAAAGACGAAAATACCCCTTTTCTTAACAAGTTAGGTAGTATTTTTATGGCGGATGCTCCTTGGATTCGTGGTTTAGTAGGAGGAATTACAACCGCTTTAGGAAGCTTAGCAATGTCTAGGCTTGGAGGAGGAGGAGGCGGTAACGTATGGATGAATGCCATAGTAGGAGGTCTGATAAGTGGAGCCAGTGCGGGGTTTTCCTCTTGGCTTGGCGGGCTAGGAAGTACGGCGGGAGGACTCAACTCAGCAGCTCTTAGTAGGGCCGCATCTGCGACCCCCGCTGCGTATAATAGCTGGGGTCTTAATACGTCATTACTACAAAGGTCTATAGGAATGGCTAACGGCGGGGTCTTAAAAGGTGGATTTCGAGAGTTCGCCAGCGGCGGGGTCGTAAACAAGCCAACTCTTGGTCTAGTAGGTGAAGGAATGTATAATGAAGCAGTAGTTCCTTTACCTGACGGCAAATCAATTCCAGTAATTATGAAGCAAGAAGCTCCAGAGTCTATCCCAACTATGATTCAGCAAAGCGGAGATAAAAACAATGTTTCAATTAACGTAACCGTAAATAGCAATGGACAGACAGAAGCTCAAAATCAAGGAACTGGCGACCGAGGCGTTGCAATGGCTCAAGCTATGTCAGCTGTAGTAATTCAAGAAATTAAACGACAAAAACGTCACGGCGGCTTATTGAGCCCTTACTCATAATATTATGGCAATTGGATTTAGTGATGGAGTTGCAACTCGAATACCTGATCGTGCTATGCAAAAACGTAGTAGTGCAAAAGTATTACTTGCACAATTTGGAGATGGATACGAACAAAGACTACCATTAGGAATTAATAATTTACAACAAGAATATGCTGTAACTTTTAAAACAAGACCTAAAGAAGAAATTGATGATATTGTTACATTTTTGCAAAATACAAAAGGAGCAAATAATTTTAACTTTACTGTTCCAGATACAAACGGAGTAAGTAACGAAACAACAGTTAAAGTAGTTTGTTCTGAATTTTCTATGATGTATGAGTACGATAATTTTTACACTTTAGAAGCAACCTTTAGACGAGTATATGAGCCATGACACAAGTAGTTCGTGATTTACAAAAACAAAATCCAGGATCATCTCTTGTAATTCTTTATGAATTAGAAATGCCCGACGGCACCACCTGGTACTTTCATGATGGTAAATCTGCAGCAATTGCAGATGTAACTTTTGATGGAAATACTTATGAAAGTATACCGGTACAGTTTGACGGAGTAGATACTTCTACAGACGGACCAGAAGGTCGTCCAACTTTAACAATCGGAAATGTACTTAGCGTATTTAAGGATGCTCTAGGCGCTACTTATACATACGAGGATCTTTTAGGAAAAAAGTTTACTCGACGACGAACTTTATCGGCATACTTAAATTCAAATCCAGCAGTTGAGCTTCCAAAAGATATTTTTTATGTAGATCGAATTGCAAGTAGTTCAATTATAAGTGTTTCTTTTGAACTTGCATCCCCCTACGACATCGAAGGAATCAAGCTACCTTCTCGTGTTATTTTAGCAGGAGGATGCAGTTGGCAGTATCAAGGCGCTTCTACAGATTTAGCTGAAAGTGCAAAGTATGGCGGATGTTCTTGGAATCGATTTAGTACTATTACAGTTCCAACTACAGGAATAACTTATACTCACTATGTAAACGTAAATGATGAGCCTGTAGTACCGCTTGCAGCAGTAATTGGAGCTTGGAGCGGCACTGGAGTTGTAAATGGTATATATTCTACTGCGCAAGCAGGTTTAGTGCGAATCAATAATGATAAAACTTTTACAACTGGAGTGAGCGGAACAAACTATTGGCAAATGGTTACTAGTACAACATCGACTCCTTCAGATGTAAATGTGGCGTGGAGACGAGTTCGTGTTTTTCAAACTTACAGTGCTTCCGGCACTTACACAGTATTTACAGATCCAAGCTACAGTAATTATGTTACAAGTACTTTAGCTGGAGAAACTTCTCCCCGTCTATTTAAGAAAATTTATGCTACTCAAGCAAGTACAGCGCAAGGCTCTGTACCAGGATATAACAAACATTGGGAAATTGGAGATGTCTGTGGAAAACGACTTAATTCTTGCACAAAACGATTTCAATATATTCGAACAACTTCCAATTCAATTTCAGTCCCAAGTACCGTCTATGATCAAACAGTTGTACTTCCCTTTGGAGGCTTTCCTGGATCACGAACATATTCTTAAAGTAATTCGTGATTGTTTTATGAACTGGAATGAAGAAATTTGTGGAGTCGTTGTAAATCGAAAGTGGTATAGAGCTAAAAATATTGCGCCAAACCCAACTGAAAATTTTATACTTGACGACAAGGTATGGATTGGTGTACAATTGTTAGGAAAACCAAGTGCAGTTATACATACACATCCTATTGGTTCAGCAAAAGCAAGTGAGCTAGACTTAGTTCAACAAAAGCACTTTAATATACCTTTTATAATTATCTCTTTAGAGAACTGCGATCTGGAAATTTATTCATGATAAGAAAAGTGCATTTACTTGGAAATCTAGGAGAAAAGTTTGGGCCAGTGTGGAATGTGCACTGTACAACTGTATCTGAGTGCTTGCGATTAATAGAATGCCAAGCAGATGGATTTAAAAAATATTTAGTTGATATTGCAAATCAAGGTACAAATTTTGCAGTTCGAACAGGCGAAGAACTGATAGGTACTGGCGAAGAACTTTATATGAATGTAAATGCAGAAGATGTTTACATTACTGAAGTTCCTGCGGGTGCTGGTGGGTGGGGTAAAATTATTGTTGGTGCATTAATTATAGTTGCTGCAATTGCGATTGTATTTGCAACGGGGGGCACAGCTTTATCTGCAGCTGCTGCTGCAGGTCAAATGGTGGGGACAGGATTTGCAGCAACTATGAGCGCAGGTTGGGCTACTTTAGGCAGTATGGCATTAGCTCAAATGGCGGTTATGACTCTTGCTTCAATTGGCTTAAATCTAATTATGGCAGGCGTAAATGAACTTATGATGCCTAAGCCAGATAAAGGAAAAAGTGCAGGCGCATTTTTTTCCGGTCCTGTAAATACCATTAAACAAGGGCAACCTGTTCCTCTTCTTTATGGCGAACTGATCGTAGGTGGAGCACCAATTTCTGTTTCATTTACTAAGTCAAAGATTACTTCTACAGGTTATGTATATAATTCTGTTGTAAGCGTACCAGATCAAACTCAGCTATACTCAGGTGGAAGTCCAGAAATGCCAGTTACTCCAGGATCTCCCTCTGGAAATACAGATCCTACGCAATTCACAGATATTGATAAATATTTAAGACAAGCTGGTCAGCTTTCTTTAAATGGGTCCGTTGTAGCCGGCCCACTACTATAGGAATAAATAATGGCAGTCCCATATGTACCCGTAGATACAGATCCTACCACCAGTGCGGCGACAACTGGCAACGATACGATGCAATCAGCGCAATATGCTGTTGTATATGATTTAATTTCAGAAGGTGAAATTCAAGGCTTAGTCGACGGAGCTGCAAGTATTTACCTAAATGGTACTCCATTAACTTCTCAAAGTACAAAGTCTAATATAACTCCTATTGCTGTTACCAATGGAGTTTTTACTGCGGGGTCTACTACAGTTACACACGCCGCTGGCGGGTTAGCAAATACTGTAGGACGATATGCAATTTTAGAGCGAGGTGCAAATACAAATTCTACTTT